TATATGTCGTCAATGTTTAATACTGCCATTATACTCTATGAACTACGTAGTCTTGTGATAAATTCAAATCAAAGCTAATCGGTACAAGCCCAAAACCAACGCGCTCAGTGTATGTGTTAGGGTCTGGGAATACTCGCCAAAGTTCTGTTGCATCGTCTGGATTAACTATGTAGATCTCAGCAGATGTCAATAACTCCCTCAACCACTTTGCAACCGATGGCTTGACTTGCGTCTCAATAGTGTATTTTCTTTGAGCTGTGATGTTATTCCTTAAACGCCCATAGTCATATTGTGAGTGAGGCGTCGCGCTTCCTGCATCCCATGCAAGAGGCTTCTCGAAAGTATCAGAGTTTACAACAGCAGCCAAGTTGACAAATGGCAGAGCGTAATCATCCACCCCACCAAGATCATTGAGCCATAAGAGCTTGAGCTTTTTGCCGCAGATGTTGTCTATCTCATAAAGGACTTGCTCACTCAAAGGAGTGTAAGCTGAGACAATCCCGCTAAGATCAGCAGTGATCTCTCCAAAGTCAATCAGATAAGAATCGGCTGCGCTTAAGATTGGTTTATCATCTCCATTCAGCCAGTCAGTAGCTAGACTTTGGTCAATGTTTTCATATCCTACTCCAACAGTCATTTGCTGCACCGTTTGATAGGTCCCGAAAGTAGAATAGTGAGTATTGATGACAGCACCTGAAGAGTCAAGCGCGATCAGTCTAAACCCGTTCAATGTTGGCTGATCGTTGTAAAAACTCAAAAAGCTTGCACAGCCTTCTGACGTCTTATACTCTGGTCGCTTAGTCAAAAACTTGATTTGTGGAGTAATGAACTGGTCTAAACTCCTAAGCTCTCCATTCTGCCTCTTTGCGATGGATGTCTTTTGTACTAGTGAGTTCTCTGTGAAAGTAGGGTCTCCAATAATTCCAAACTCATCCTCAATCGCATACTTTAGTTGCACTTGAATGTCGCCAAAAGCATCGGGGTTGTTGTCAACAAATAAGCCAGACAAGTCCCCAAACATACTAGACTTATCTCTATTCGGTGCAAGGAATCGCTGCAAAAATGCTGATATATCTATCTCAAAAAATGCAGTCCCAGCAGTAATCTCATCCGGGCTCTTAGTATCTATCGCTATGCTCGTGCCATTGTATAAGACATTGATCTCAATATATGCAACTGACTCAGGAGCAGCCACAAAAAACTGACTTTTGTAGACTACTGGCTGATAACAACTAGCAGGATCGTACTGAGGCAACTGTGTGATCGGCATCTCTTCTGTTTTTTCGGTTCACTTTAAAATATCCCTTACATCTTGAGCATAACTGTTGACAAGGCTTGAGCCTGCACCCCTCTTCGTAATTTATGCAATAACCACTATCTCTTATCATGCTGCTATTGTTTGGATAAAGTTGTCAATCATTACCCCAAAGACAATCTCACTATACTCCTCAACTGCTTTTGTGATCTCTAGCTCTGTTGCATCTAGGGTCTTTTGAATAAATTCAGATGGACCACCAACGGGCAAGCCCACCCTTTTATGTTTATTTGCAATTGCAAAGGCAATGCTCAAGGCCTCCTTTTCATCATTAGCCCCAAGCTTTAACTGTGCAAATCGCTTGAGCCCTTCAATATAGTCCGACTTACCCCCACGATAAGGAGGTATAAAATCGAATGGGATACGATCGGGGGGGACTCCACCATCTAAAGCAAGGCCGTAGTCGTTTAGCAAGATTGATATTGTAGCTGTTGAGGCTGTTACCTCGATCTTGCTCTCTATCGAATCTCTCAAGCTTCCCGTCATCACATGCCCAGCAAGCTCTATCTGTGCTCTCATTGTCCTGACTAATAGCGCAGCAAGTCGCTGCAATATAAGTGCGCTGTCTCCCATAATCGTCAATATGTTGTACTGTTAAGCTGTGATTGTTAGGAATCATTTTGTTAAGGTTCTACGATCGGAGTGCTATCATTGACATCCTCCAGATCAGTGGTGACTGTATCATTAGGGTCTATCTCTAAACTACTCAAATCATAGTCAAAACTACTGCATGCAGATGGGAAAACTAATGACAAGTTTACTCTAATCATCCGAGTATTTGCAATGAATCGCGCTGGATCGGGGTCAATGGTATAGTCCGAAATATTAAAAGGAGGGATTGCAATATCTTCAGCATACTCTTGGAGACCTTTGATGATACGCTCCGCGAGGACTTGCAACTTGCTAAATATTTTTAGCTGTGTGTCTCTTTTGAAGTCGAACTGTTGTGCATTGTATGCGTATGTGTCAATAAACAAAAGCTCAACTGTGTGAGTCTCAAAAAGTGATTGCGTCCCGTTCTGTTGTGTTCTTGCTGTCAGCTCTCTTGGGATCTGCAAAACATAAGGGTACAACCGACCAGTGTCACTGTTAGGGTCAAAGTTGTTCGGTATGTTTCGATTGACATCTTGAGGGAGTCCATAGTGAAAGTACTTCAAATCTGCATCCAACTGGACTAGCTCATTGATAATGTTCGCAATTTGTATGAATAGCATTATTTAGTATTTTGTAAATTAGTCAAGTATTTTGCCTCTGCATTTTGCTGACTCAAGAAATTAAGAGCCATATACAAAGGCAGCTTTTCTACTTCTGGCAACTTCATAACATCCCCCTTAGCTAACATGATATAAGTATTGAGCCATCCATAGGGTGCAACTAGCTCCTCGTATCCTGCTTTAACTGCGCGAGCGTCTGAGCCATCGAATAGATTTGTGTATCTTTCTGCAATGTGTTGCTTAGTCTCTGCAAAAAAAAAGCTATCTGGTGCGCTTGTACTGCTGTTAGATGGTCCTTAAAATGTGCCGTCCTCCAGTCAACATCATAATCATCGTATGACTCCAATCGGCCTGTCTCTTTGTCCTTCAACCGCAAAATTATTGCAGCAATTCCAAAAAGCGCAAGATATTGACCATCCAAAGCATCTGCAAGACTCTCCTCGTACGCATTGGCCTCTGCATAATCTTCAAGCGTTGACTCGCTCATGAACTTCTGAGGCAGATAGTAGACTTTCCCATCTATCTCAAGACAGTTCCAGTCTTCAACATGCTCATAGTTAAAATGAGACCTAAACCATGCCCAAGTCCCAAACAGCTCAGACAACTCCGCTTTTCTCCATTCCTTATGTCCTAGATCAGACCAAAAAGCCAATTCTTTTGCACAGAAGTCAAACAGCTGCAGCTTCTGCTTTTGGTTCAACTTGTCAATAAATGGCTTATCATCATCATCAGCAGAGATGTCATTCCACCAGCTAGGTTGGTTCTCATCTACCCACTCAAGCCAATCAATGTACTGAGTCAAGAGGATGCTTTTAGGTTCAGGCAGAAACGCCCTTGTTTTCCCTACTTTTACTCTAATCATTAGCTTTCTCTAGTTTTGTCTTTCCTGTCACCTTTGTTGTTTTGTCAAAATACTCTTTGCCACTTGTCGCAACTGCCTGCTCGTGCTTGATGGCTCTATCTAGTGCAAGCAGTGCCTGCTCTAGTCGTTGCCATGCTGTGCGGTGGTATGCAACCCACTCCTCGTTTTTGTCCTCGAGTTGCTGCCTTGCCTTCTCGATTGCCTTCTTGATTGTTTCAGTCTTTGCCATTAGTAAACTTTAAAGCCCGAGCCTACTCGCCCGTTTAGTCCTAAAATATAATATCTTGCTGCATCAATGAGGTGGTCGTCTTTCTTTGGTATCCTGCCGTTTTTCATAGCATAGCCAGTGACCTCCTCCTCTATATCGTTCCCTATTATCATCCAAGCCTCATATTTGTTCATCTCTTTGATGCTCCACTCCTTTGCGTTGTTTGCTTTGTTGATCCCATAAACTTTGCGAATGCCTGCTTTTTTAAGATCGTCTATACTCCTGGGATCTGCAGAATCGGCATAAATCTCATGCTTATCGAATCCCATTGCTTTGATCTGCTTTGCTAGGTCTTCATTGCTTAGGTAACTCTCATAAACTAGTTGCTTGGTCCATAGCTTGCGATCATACTCACAAGAAATCACAAGAGCCGTCTTGCCTCCTGTATATCCAAAGTCTAAGCCCAGTGCATAATTGTTGCCATTTGTTGGCATCTTGTATGCTCGTTGCCATTCCTTAAAAATTAGACCCTCAACTTTTCCAGTCATGCCTTTGCCGTATACCCTAAACCAGTTCTTATCTGCTCGCCTCGATTCAATCTTGAGGATGGTCTTTTTAGGACAATGCTCGTTGTGCGTATAGTTGCTGATAAAGCGAACTATCTTAATGATTGCATCTGGATTGTTTATTTCTGGTAATAGTTTGCGGTGCACCCAAAACCTAGCACTGGGGTTGTAATCGATAAAGACTTGTTTCTTTGTCCTGACTGCTAACTGCTCATAAACTCGGTAGTCTATACCATTGGCCTCATTGACAAAAAGATAGTCTCTCTTACCGTTCTTTGCATCCTGCTCATCGTCGTAGCTCTTAAACTCTATTATAGAGCCATTCTTGAACTCATAAAACGGTGGCCTAGTTCGATGCTTCTTAATCTCCTGCTCAATGAACTTGTTGTTTTTAACAATCTCCTCTGTATCTCTGACCGACCCAGCTAATAAGTTAGGCATATCTTGACCGCCTACTGTAATTACTACATTGGGCTCAGATATAGCTTTCAGGAGTAGCACTTGCATGATAGCATAAGTTTTGCCAGAACTTGTACCCCCTTGATTTATAATGACATCAGCCTTACTCGTATAATTCCAGTAAAAGACAGACGTTGCTTTCATTCCTTGTGTCTCATCATTCGTCATCCTCTGGATCTTCTTCAGTGATCGGAGGCTGTAAGTTGTTGATGATAACCTGTGGGACTATCTTCTCCCCATCTTTGCCACTGTGCTCCACTTTTTGAACTGATAAGCGCTGCAACTCCTCCTCATTAGCTAATAGCTTATATAAGGAGATGTTTAGGGTTGCGTTCTCTGAGTGCTCCCAGTTCTTTCGCAGTTTTGCCTTCTTAGATACTTTGTTGAAGGTAATAGCCTCTTTTATAGCTTCCGATTTTTCCAGTTCATGATGGTAAAATGTTGAGCTGGCACATGGAAGATAGCTAATGACCTCCTCAATAAATACAAGCCCATGCTCTTTGATAGCCTCAAGGGCTTGCTGTTCTAATTCGTTTGTGTTATATGCCATACTTATAAAACATCAAAAATCTTGCCCCAGTTCAAAAAAAGAAAAGCGAGCGGCTTCCCTTACAACCGCTCACTCTCTAATCAATAACTTAAACCAAATTCCTTATAAAAGAAACACTATTTTTCTTACAGTATAAAGATACTGCAAAGTAGTGTAAAAATCAAAAACCTTAAAGAAATAAGCGAATTTAATGAAATTAAGGGTATTTTTAAGGAAAATTTAAGGACTCAAAACCCAGTGATACTGGGCGTTCTATAATAATAATAATAATAATCTTAAAAACTTAATAATAATAAGATATGTATATGAGATTAGTGTCTTGATCTCAGTATCTAGTTTTATATTCTAATATGTTTTGGGGGATTCTTTAAGGAAATCGGCAAATTTAGTATTGGTCGGGGTTTCGGTCTTAAAATAGCCCTTAAAACGCTTTAAGGGCGCTTAAGGATTTAAGGAAATTGCCTTAATTTAAGGAAAAACTCAGCTAAAAAAGCGCTCTTGTATATACAAACCACTATCTTTGTATATATCGCAAGATTGCGACCAAAATATAAAAATATAAAGCAAATGAAATTTAAGAAGCAAATTTTTAGAGTAGACTATCAAACTGAGCAAAAGATTGTTTTTCTGTGCAACTCTTTGAACATCTCAAAAAGCGATTTATTTAGAATGGGAATCGATCAAGTTTATAATGACTCAATTGAGCCCACTGGAGCTGTGAGAGATGTTAAGAAATCAATAGCAAGAGCTTTGATGGATATTGCAATCTATTTGAACAATGAGAGCCCAGACGATCAAAACAGTGAATTTTATTCAATGGCTCAAAAGTTCTTGAGTGACATTGCAGATGATGCAAAGCTGAATAAAACTGAATAACAAAAAAAGCCACTCCGATTGGAGTGGCAATATTTCTTAACGTCATAATCTCCAAAGTTTGAACGCTACCGAGATAATGACAATGCAAATATAAATATTTAATTTTATAATAGCAAAAAAAAGCCCCCAGGAGACTCCTGAAGGCTTCGAATGGAATAGCAGAGGGATTATATAAGGTTATCGATGTTGATGACTACTTGCGTTTCCTCGTCAGGGTTTCCTGCAAATACGGCCGGATGCACAACACATCCTTGAAT